GCAGTTCTTTTCATCGAAATCAGTAGAGATTAATCCAGCCTGTAACTTATCCAGAATCACAGCCATATCACATCCGGGAGCAAAACTGTTAATATATGCGGATATATCAATATCACGAATCTTAGTAAGACATTTACGACCATCTTTACCTACGGATAACTTATACTCTTCACGGGTGGCTGTTCCGGGGTTACTTTCCACCGGAACAGGATTTTCATATACATCATACATTGTCAACCACTTTTTCGACATACTCTTCACCTCTCAGAATTTCTGGTACAGGAATAGCAACTTCATTAGCTTCCATCATAACTTTCTCAGCATCCAAAAACATAAGACCATCAAAACGACCAACCAAACGGAACGAATATTCTTTAGGTTCACCAACAGCGATTTGAGCCACAAGGTTCTTGAATACACGTTCTGCCCATTCAACACCAGGCAGAACATAATACTGCATAGCGTTATTACTTACTTCATCATAGAAACAATACACTACATCAACAATTCCATTTCTCATAATCTTATACCTCCTCTGTATAACAACGGGCGCACATTCATTTTTTTTGTGCGATCAGCAGTTTTACGAAAAACCTGCCTATCTTTAGTTTTTGACTTCATAGGTTTACCAGCCATAAAAACACATCCTTTCTTTATATTATTTATAAACATATTATACCATATTAAATTATATTATCAATAAAAATTTAAATTTCTGGACGTAAAAGCATACGACTCTTAAATTGTTTTGATTGCTCATCAATCGCCAATTGTTCGAAATAATCTAATTCAGTACTATATTCTTTAATTTTCTGTAACATCTTAGCAGTCTCAACACGATTTTCAGACATTTTTTCAAATTCTTTCGGATAATCAAGTTCAAAGAACGGGTCAAAGTATCTAGGAACAGGAGCAGTCAAACCATCAGGCAATTGCACATAACCTGAATCTAACATATCTTTAGCATGAGTATCATAATACTCTTTGCCGATACCGGGCTTTCTTGACATGCGAGAGAACTCAGGAATAATCCCTAGATCCTCATACACATTATAATCTGTACCTTTATGCTTTTTTAATATATAACGAGCAACATAAGCACATGATTTCCAGCATACATCAGCTACAACATTATAACCGTATTTCCAAATTTTGTTAAGAGTAAGCGAATACCAATATTTATTGCCAGAAAAACTATTTTTTAAAAAAACCAAATCATTTTCAGGCGGTATCCAATCGAATAAAATCAAATGATAGTGTGGACGATGAGTTTGAGAACCATATTCACCAGCAAGGAAAAAACGAATTTTAATATCTGTCCTTGTAGACTGTTCTTTCCTCAAGCGTTTCATAAAAAGCTGAACATCATCAGGATCTAAAGTATAAGCAAGTTTAGAACCTCGCTTAATATGATCATCGTCATAAGTCAATGTAACAAAAAATGCAGATTCATGGCATTGCAACTCAAGCATCAAGCGAGTAGCCCAACGACGAGAATAATCTAATCTACAACCAATACACTGACCACAGGGAATAAGAAATGTATCAAGTTTACGCCAAGTACCAATATCAAATAAACGATCTGATGTGGTAAACACATCTGGTTTAGCACGATTTTGATACACGAATTTATTATCAGTAGTAGCAGACGGAAAAACTTTAACTTTACGTTTACCAGAATCTGTCAAAACATTAGTATAAGCACCACGCAAAGGATGATAACAAGCCATATTTTTCTCCTTTCTGATTACTAATGATCTTCATTTTCATTGAACATAGATTTTAATTCTTCAATTCTATTAATATTATCAATATTTTCTACAGGAACATAATCAATAATAATACAGAAAAGTCGAAAAACATAATATGGCATACAATTCTTACTATCCCAGTTACGAACAGTACCAATAGGAATACCAAATGCACGAGCAAATTCTGACTGACTCATACCAAGCGCACTTCTAATTCCATGAGAAGATATTTTTATTTTTGACATATAAAACTCCTTTCTAAAGCAAATCATCCGACAAGCTAACGCTCATCGGATGGCTATAGTTTGAGTTATCCAGAGCGGATAACTGCTTTTGGTGTCACTCCGACCAGTTACATCAAGTAAGTAACTGGTCTGCGTATCGGCTACCCGAAAATTTTGCCAAGCAATCCAGCAGCTGAACCAGCAAGACTACCAAGAAGACTCATATTCTGACCACGCTTTGTAGTCTTAGAATTGACATTGGTAGCATAACGAGAAGCGCCAGAACTCTTATTACTAGAATACTTAGTACTAGCATAACCCATCTGAGAAGCATAACGAGATGCGGCAGAACTCATATTAGCCGCATAACGAGAAGCGTTGGCAGAATTAAGACTAGCGAAGCGAGAAGCCTCAGCTTGAATATTAGCAGCTTGTAAAGCTGTAGCTTGATTAATACGAGCAGCTTCCAAAGTAGCATCACGTTGCATCTGAGCAATAGCTTGTTGATTAGCATTATTCTGCTGATTAACAATAATACTTGTCAATGCAGGAACAACGGAATTATCAGTTTCACCTTTGGCACCGGATGCAGTCGCACCGGATCCAGTTTGAGCACCAGAACCGCCAGCACTAAGAACAGGATTAAGCCCTGCTTTTTGAAGATCGAGAACCTCTCTTTGATGAGCGGTTGCAGACTGTTGAGCTTGCCAGTCTCTGTTTTTTTGTGCTTCGGAAGCATTGAAACGCATTTCTTCACGAGCAAATTCTTGAGACTTAGCAGTATTTTGCGAAGCAATGTTGGAAAGCTGTGCAGTAAGTTGATCAGTATTCATAGTATCGCCTTTCGTGGGGAAGTAGTACAAGCCATTCAGCCTGTAAACCACCTTTTTTTATACAAAAAAAGGAAGTTGACAGACTGCCTGTCTCGTACTAAATAGTAATCAAGGACAGATGTGATCATCTGTCCCTTCGTGACATATAATTAAGCATGAACATTACACAATGTTGTACGATATTACAGAGTGTGCAAGCCTGGAATAGAATGTACTGGCATAACTCTGGTGGTCAAATTCTTGACATAGAAATCACCAAAAATCTGGTCAGCCAACTTCGAAGTAACAGCCAGTGTCCTATCCACATTCGTCTTATCTTCCTGAATCCATGCACTACTTAACGTAGGCTTCTTAGCATAATAATCTGCAAAATGCCAAGATTGTAAACTATTAGTAATACCAGATCGCATCTCACCAGTTACAATAGAAGTCTTATATCTGTAATCAGCCCAGGCTTCCTGATAGCCGAAAACATTATCAAGACTGCCAAAACCGTCATTCTCATAATAGATTTCACGAGAATATATCGGCTGTTCACCAATGTTAGCCAAAATCGGAAAATAGTAGTCAAGACGATTCTTACGAGACCACATACGCTGTAAGCCTTGCTGATATGTATGATTATATCTTGCACACATCACACCAATCACATAACCGTGTTCCGTAAAAGACTTCGTGAAACTATTATCTGTATTAGAAGTCAGAGACATAGCCGCGGTAGTACCAAGCGGAGTCTCACCGGACTCTGACTGCTGAACAATCTGATGAACATTGATTCTTGTACGATTAGCAGACAATAACTCAGGTCTCTGTAATCTTCCATCGGGAGATATAACACCAAAATGACCTCGAAGCAACTCTACATAACGAGATCCAGAGCGAGCATCCGTTTCAAGCATCTGCTGAGTAGCGAAAGCTAAGCGAAGACTATTCACCGTCAATGGATCAGAAGCAGACGGATCAGCATAAAGATTATTAAAATAAATTCCAGAATCATCTGCAATCTGACTATCAAGCGGAAATTCAGTAGTACCAAAATTAAGAGAAGTATAACTTTCAGGACGAGAAGGCAACCGAGGAACATTAGAAGCAGCATACATAGAACGATATTTTCCTTCAGTAATAGGATAACCGTTCACATTAACAAGAGACACAGCGGGATGCTTACCAGTCATACTAACTTTATCACGAGTAACCACAGGAATATCGCCAAAAATACTTGAAATCGTCACATCATCACCCTTTTGAGGTTGAGGAAGCGCGCTGGTAAAATAATCATGCAACTTATTAACTTTAAGTAACTTACCACCTTTGGCAGAATTATTCTTATCGAACTCTACATTACCATCATCAATATCAACCAATACCTCATCCTGAAGATTCTCATCACGGAACCACTCATTCCAGATCAAGTTATATGCATTGATCGGAAGCCTACTTATAGACAAAACACCATCGGGATTAATTGGAACACCGAAATAGTCAAGCAGAGATTTCTGCAAAACGGTCTTATCAGACTTAGAGAACGTCAACTGTGGAACCTGATATTCTACATCAGAAGTCCACGCAGAAGTGGATTCTCCCATGAATTCTTTCCAATGCGTCCAGCAAAGTCTGGACGGAACAAAGAAGTAATACATATCAAGAAAAAGATCATCCATAGGAGGTGTGATAAGCGTTTGTAATCTAGTTACGAAAGAAGTCTCTACATCGAACGTATCACCGGGTAGAACCTCATCAAGATAAAACGGCACTAAGTCACCAACATTAAACGAAGTCTTGATCGAAGACGATCTATCAAACCGGGAACGAGGTCTTTCCAGATCGCTCTTATACGTTGAAAAATAACTGTTAGCATCAATCAGATTTTTTGAAAATGCCAACTTAATCACCATCCTTTCTGTAATCTGATGCAATCAACACTAAACTATAAATATTAAGTCCAAGATCCATAAGGATCAGGAAAAACATAGCAAAAAGTAAACCTTCCACTATTCATCACCAACTTTCTTACCAGAGCCAGAATCCGGCTTAGGATCCGGCTTAGGATCCGGCTTAGGATCCGGCTTAGGATCCGGCTTACGAAGAGAATCAAGAGCAGAATCGAGCGAACCATCGAGAAAACTCTGAATAAACAGATTAGAATCATAGTTAAACAACTCCTGAACCTCAGACGGAAACTCAGAGAAACTCTCACGGAACTGCCTTGTCTTCTGCATTGCATCCACAACATCTTTCGGCATCATAGACAGATCCACGCAGTTCTTTTCATCGAAATCAGTAGAGATTAATCCAGCCTGTAACTTATCCAGA